GTTTTGCGACACCTTCATGGAACTGGTGCGATTGATCGCATTGTTTTGACTGGCAAGGAAAATATGACAACAGATACGGAACGTGAGAGATTGGCACATACATATAAGGAAAAATTTACGGAAATATTCGGAACATTTGGCGCATTACCATTTGATGTAAAATCCCTGAAAATATCAGAGAATCAATTTTTAGATGGTGGGCCTCCGATCAACGCAAAAAAAGGGAAAGATGGCAAGGAACACAACTCTTCAAGTTCTGCTGAATGACCTGAGAAGCGAATCTGGCCACGCAATTTCATCGGCTCTTGGGAAGGCAACCCAAGAGATGATGACCAATCTTCTAAACAGGGTGCAACGCCGCCTCTGGGATGATTTTGCATGGCCTTTTTTGCAAGTCAAAAAGGATATAACTCTACAGGCAGGTCAGCATTATTACGATATTCCATCTGGAATAACTCTTGAACGTGTAGAAAGAGCTGTATTCAAAAATGGTTCTTCCTGGCATAAAATTCCGTATGGAATCTCGGCATACGATTACACACTCCATGACTCAGATACAGGATCACGCTCATGGCCAATTTGGAAATATGAAGCATACGGATTGTCACAGATAGAAGTCTGGCCCATTCCAAGTGAAAATGCAAATACAACAACTGGTGATGGCCTCTTTAGATTAGAAGGTACAGGCAACCTTTCCACATTTGTTTCCATGTCAGATACCGCAGATTTGGATGATCAGTTGATTGTCCTTTTTGCTGCCGCAGAATTATTAACTCGCCAGAAAAGTCCTGATGCACAACTAAAACAGCAACAGGCAAATGTTCATTACCAGAGACTACGGGCAAGATTATCCAAGACTGAACCTTTAGTTCTTGGAGAAAGTGTAGTACAGGATTTGCCAATGCACGTTCATAGGGTGGGTTGATGCCATACGTTCTGGTTGAAGATTTTAAATCCGGGATTGATACTCGCAGAACCTCAGTAACCTCTGTACCGGGCAGTCTCTATGGTCTTAATGATGCCGGAGTTGCTGGATTGACAAATGCACATATAACAAGGGGGGGTGAGATTGAGAAGCGAAGAGCATTTAAGCTCTGGACTACCTTACCTGCCGACACTCACGGCCTTGCTGCCGGAGGTGGAAGGGTCTATGTCTTTGCAGACTGTCACACAGGTAGACCATCTATGACAGGGCAACCGGAAGCATTGTCCGTTTTAAAGATGGAAAGCAGATACAAGGGCAATGCTGGTGAAGAAGATATGGCAGAGGTTTTGAGTGTGGACTTTTTTGATGGAAAACCCTATGCGGCAATAGAATTTGAGGATGGACGTATCAATCATTATTGGGGGGATCACGATGATCCCGGTGGAACCCAGCCAACAACATCCATTGTATCAGTAGCTGACTCTGGTGGAGACTTACAAATAACTAGCACAAGCCACAACTTGGATGAAGATGATGTTGTTAGATTTACTACTGCTGGTACGCTACCTACAGGTTTAGCTTTAGAAACAGATTATTATGTTGTAGGAACACCAGCAACCAATACCTTCTTTGTTTCAACTGCCGAGAGTGGTGATGAAGTTGTCTTTACAAACGTAGGCTCTGCTACTGGAGATCACTCTTGGCAAAGTGGCGTTGCCCTTAACAGGATAATCGAGCAGTATGATGGACGGGCAAGAGCTTCATTTACAGTTACAGGAGGAAATTTAACATCCAGTACAGGCACAGCGGCTGCCGGAACAGTTGTGGTTAATGGAGGAACAGTATATGCAGGAAATAATCTTCTTTTCCTGCGTGTAGATAATGTGGACATTTTGGATGGCCCGATTGCCCATACGGGAGATAATAATACAACTGCTGCGGCGATTGTAACTGCAATCACCGCAAAAACATCAGTACCAAATTATACTGCAACTGCATCTACTGTAACAGTAACAATAACGGCAGCAGACAAAGGAACAGCAGCAAATGGGAAGGCAATAACTTCCGGGGTAGAAGGCGATTTTGGAATAGCAAATGGAACGTCACCCTTTGCCGGCGGTATTGACAATGCACTAACTGGCCTGACAATGGATGGCATATCGATTATTCGTGATCCTGTCACTTGGGAAACATCGCATCCTTACACGGCACAAAAGATTGCAGATGAAATAAATTCTACTGCAACATCACCAGAATGGGAAGCAGTAGCAAGTGGTGCAGAAGTTACGATAATAGCAGAGACACAAGGAGCCGCAGTAAACAGCTATTATAACTCTCAGACCCATGTTGAAACAAAAACTGGAGATTTGACAACAACTACAGCTTCAGCAACTACATCAGGTGGTGCAACCATTTCAGCCGGACAACAGTCAGGTTCCTATGTAATGAGTAATAAATATGCAATCCACTCCCTGGAAGAGTCAACATGGCGATGGTGTGGAGTGGGTGATCCCACAAAATGGACAGGAGTTGATTTAAACGAACCTACTGGAGCAGGATTCCAGACACTATCAAACCATGCCAGAAATTCTGAGGAATTAATGGCAATGTCAACGTACTATGAAAATATGGCAATCCTAGCACAGGACTGCATTCAGATCTGGTTTTCTGATCCTGATCCAGATGTAATTCAGCTTGTCCAGGTGCTAAACAACACAGGTACAATTGCAAGTAAATCTGTGGTTGCAATTGGAGATGCAGATGTATTTTATTTATCACGCTCCGGCATAAGAAGTTTAAAGTCCAGAGATAGTTCCAATGCTGCATACGTTGGCGACATTGGGAATCCCATAGATGATATTGTTATGGCGGCAGTTCAGGCTGATGCAGCAGACGGACGTAATGCTTGTGGTATTTTAGACCCACGATCTGGGCGGTACTACTTGGCAATGGGAGATAAGGTTTATGTTTTTAGCTATTTTCCCAGCTCAAAAGTTTCTGCATGGTCAATTTATGAACCGGGATTTGTGATTGAGGCATGGGCATTTGATGGAAGACAAGTCCTTTGCCGAAGTGGAGATAACGTGTATAGTTTGGGAGGTTTGAACGATAATGAATATGACAATTGCACAGTCAAAGTTCAATTGCCCTTCCTTGATGCACAGACTCCTGCAACCGACAAGATGTGGTCTGGAATAGATTTGGTTGGTTCATCTACATGGTCAATAAAAGTTGCTGGTGATCCAACTGATATTGAGGCCAATGAACTGCCGGCAACTATTAATAAGGTAACGTATGGACTTGGGAGGGTTGGCTTATCAACAACGTCCACGCACCTTGCAATAAAATTAGAAAACACACAAACTGGAGCCGCCAAGCTAGGCACTTTGGCAGTTCACTATTCACTTAATGAGGCAGGATAATATGGCAAATCCACTTACAGACTTATGGAACGCACTCACCGGGGGAGGGAGCGGTGGAAGTCAACCAGCATACGAATCTGCGGCAGAGGCAGAGGCAAGAAGGCAGTTGAAGGTTGATGCAGGACTTGAGGAAATTGAAAAGGTTTTTGGTAGATATGACCAAGATTTTTATGATAGAAGTCAAGATGCATATTTAGATTATTATGAACCTCAACTTGAAGATAAGTATAAGAAGGGATTACAGGATTTAAAGTATGCACTTGCAAGAGGTGGTAGATTCGGTAGTTCAACGGAAGTTGGAAGAAAAGCTAGGGCCGCAGAAGACATGGGTTTCCAGCAACAGGAACTGGCAAGTGGTGCAATTCAAGCTGCCGATGCATCTGAAGCAGCAGTTACTTCTGCAAAAAAGGAGATGACGAACTTAAACCAGATGAATGCAAATCCTGACCTTGCGGCATCATTGTCAAATCAACAGGCTTCAATTTTAAATCAACCTCCCAAATTTGATCCACTTTTGGATGTATTTGGGAATATAACAGAAGGTCTTGCAAAACGTGAAGAAATAGAAAATCGAAGGAAAATCCGTGACCAGATTAATCTCTGGGAACAAGGTAGAGGTTCTGGAAAAATTGTTGCATAAAAATGGCTAGAATAGTAGGAGACAAAACAGGAGCAATTGCTCCAAATAAAGCAGTCGCATCCTCAAGGGGGAAAGGCAAAACTACGTCCGGCCCCGGAAGTAGGGAACCAAAACAAAAACCCCAAGTTACTGCCTTTAATGAATCTACTGTTGATGCCATTAACAAGGCAGGGCCAAAGGGACATGAGATTGCCCATATTAACCCAAGAGAAGGAAGACTACTAGAAGCACTTGGTGGTTCTGGTAAGAAAGACCCCGAAACTAAAATAAAGAGTTAC